GGTGGGTTGTAAATATCCTTGAAGAAGGCATCAAACAATACAGGTTTTGTCTTGTCAACGGGTTCCAGAATATACACAGTGTTGGCATCTTCATCTTCATTACGCCAGTGGTACTTTGCACGTTCGGCTGCACCAACCTTGGTGTCGTTCTTGATGAACTTCACATGATTGGAAACCGTGAAATCAACCTTTTCGAATTTTTGTTGGATGCCTGTAGTGCTAAGTGTGCCATCATATTCAAAACCAAACTTGGTTGTTGAACAAGTACTACCGTTGTATGTGAAACCACGCACCATCAGGTTGTACTTAGAATCCAAATCTTTAGCGAAGATTTCGATTGTCGCACTGGACGACCAAAAACTATCTTTATACAGGGGGAACTTTGTGTTCTTCACATACTCAGACACGGCAGCAGACCACAGAGAATTGCGGCGCTTTTGATGCAAGAATACAGAACGTTTCCACATATTAGGAATTTGGTTTGCTTCATTAGAAAGGTGTACGGTCAGTTTAAGCACGAGGGCTTGCAACTTTGCTTTGATAGCCGCAATAGTTGGGCCAATGTAGGAGAGACCTTCACGTGATGCTTGAAAGTCCAGTTCACCAATTTCAAAATGAATTTCAAGACCACACTTCAACAACTTGACAAGATTATCACCAAGAACTAAGTGAGCATTGGGAATTTCAATGGGATAAGGAATGTTACCCATAACAGCACGTGACGAGCCTACAAATGAACCATCAGCATACGAGTGTACACCAGGAATAATGTCCTTTGTCTCATACTTATGTTCCAACTTCTTGTATTCGTTGTAACCTTTGATTGTTGGGTGCAATTCAAAGAAAGCAAACACATTCCGTGCTTCAGAACGGAACTTTTCAAAGTCGAATCGTTCATTGACGGAGAACTTAACTTCAACGCCGTTGGCTTCAGTTGTTTGTTCTTCTGTCATCAATGCAATAGAAGGAACACCCTGTTCATTGATAAATGCTGTGTAGATGCCTTTGCGACCATCTTTGACTGCGGTCACACTGAAGTTATCGGTGTAGGAGAAGGGCGACTTAGAACCCAGACCGAGACCGCCAACAAAATCGTTAGAGTTGGTCTTGGTTGACTCAAAGTAGGTCGTGTAAATGTTGGTCACTTGGTCATGGTTCAGACCAACACCAAAGTCACGCACAGAGAACCAAGGCTCAAAGCCATTGGGTAGATGAACTTCGAACGGAACATCTTTCTTACCGGCTGCTACATGAGCATCAACAGCATTGCAAGAGAGTTCACGGATGACTGCCTTAATCTTGTTAGAATACAAGCCCGAAGACAGAATGTTAAACGCTTTGGCAGAATTGCGAATACGGAATTCACCAATCTCACCAACATTGGACAGAACAGCTTCGTTTTGCGGCGCAGAAGTCAAAATCATTTTACAGACCTTTCTTTTAAAACATGAATGTATTATATACTATCCGCGCAAAATGGCAATAATAAATTCAAACTTTATGCGGCTTCAAGAATTTGTTGTTCTTTGACAACAGCAACAGGTTTTGGTTTCCTGCCAATGAATCGGCCTTCTGAATTGAATTCATCAATGTTAACCAGTTGGTAACCCGTGACCTTGCGACCATCTTTAATCACCTTAATGATGCCACCATCCTTGCGGATGTTATAGATGTTAGTGGATAACCGATAGATTACGGCTTCTTGGTCAGTTCCCTTGAAGTGTTCTTCGAATTGTTCAGGTGATACTGGTTTACCTGATAGCATAACTTGTGCCACACGTTCATGTCGGTTAATCTTTGTATTCAGTCGCATAGCTTTATCCCAAGGTGTGTTGTTCAAGTGTATGAATTCTTTTGGCCATTTTGGTGATGGTAGCTTCCATACTATCAAGCCTTTCAAGCAAAGAATACCATTCATCCATGGAAATAACCTTTGTTTGGCCCAATTCTTTACAATTCAAAACCTTGCCTGATACTTCAATCAGTTTACCTCCCAAGAATTTGGGATAGGTTTTATCATCTTCGTATTTTGGCGCAGGTCTCACAGAGGTCATAGTTTCTCCTTAGAATGGGATTTCCACATCATCGTTTTCATTATTAGCCAATGGTTCAAGTTCAGGTGCTTCGGCAACCTTCACATCAACCTTTGCATACAGATCCAAGAATGAATCTTTTGTTTCTTGATCAAACTTGGCAACACACAGGTTGATTGCCTTCTTGCGATCTTTAAAGATAGCATAAGTCTTTGCAATGTGAACCAATCGGCGTGTGGAGATAATTTCGTCAACACCACCTTCAGCATAAGTCCTGCGAATGATATCGGCCCACTTGATCAGGTTATCCGCAAAGTCATCATCATTCAGCATCGGTTTAAGAATCTTCAACTCAACCTTGGAATCAGGATAATCTTGTTCAACTGTGATACAGAAACGTTCCAAGAAGGCAGAGTCCAGAATCTGTGCCAAGAACTTACCATCTTCAGAGCCAAAACCTTTGGTGTTTGCTGTTGCAATGATGTTGAAGCCTTCGGTTGGATGAATGTACTCACCAGATTTCTTGTTGAAATATGGTTTACCTTCTAAGATGCCTTGCAGACACATCAACTTGTTAGAACCGCGGTCAACTTCATCAATCAATAGAATGGCGCCACGTTTCATTGCAGTCATCACAGGACCATCCCGATAAACTACGTTACCATCAACCAATGTATTTGAGCCAATCAGGTCAGATTCGTCGGTCTCAATAGAGATATTAACACGGATACATTCACGTTGCAGGTTGGCACACACTTGTTCAACCATCAAGGTTTTGCCGTTGCCTGATAGACCAGTGATAAACACGGGAAAGAAGTCCTTTGATTCTACAATGGTCTTGAGGTCTTTGTAGAAACCAAATGGCACAAAGCCTGCATGTTTCTCTGGGATAGCCGTGTCCGAATCATCATACAACTTCTTCTGACGGAGAATCTGTGTGGTTTCAGGTTCATCATCGGCAACCACATGCCCTTCAATCGTAGGCAAACGATATTGACCACGTTCGGCACGGTACTCTGGTTTGGTAATGAACCAATAGGGGAATGGTACAGAACTTTCCGTCACCACATCCTGAATGTTATCACGTGTCAGTGTGGCATTAGGACCATATTTCTCAGTTGCCGCAACCAAGAAGGCTTTTGCGTTTTTGTTCATCACATTTTACCTTTATTTACCATGGTTTCAAATGTATCCCAAAGTTGTTTGAATTTGAATTCATACACACAAGCCAAAGAAGTGAAGTCGGCCACATTGGCGCCTTGTGCTTCCATCATAGGAATATCTTCTGTTATTTTCCAACAATCCAAGATTTGTTGTTCGAGGTCAAAGCGGTTGCTCATAATAATACTCCTTACCAACCAATGTGAATGCCGTAGTTTATATGCTTTGGGCCATTACCGTCATCGTCTGCTAAACCACGGGGAACATACCAGTCACCGTAAAGTTTAATCTCTGTATGATATCCCAACTCTTTAAGTTTTTCAACCACCGCCCTTTGTAGTGGGGTAGTCACACTTTCAAGATAGTCATAAGGACCCTGGGTACCCAAGTGGATGATAGTGTCACGTTTGCCACCTTCGGCCGCTTTTCTCACTTTTTCTTCAACACTGTATTTCAAATAGTCAGCAACCTCTTGACCACTTTGGTCATACAGTTCTTTGGCTTCTTTTGCGGTGATCATTATTTACTCCGTTATTCGATGTTGCATTATAACACAATTCACACAAAATGGCAAGAATGATCCATATTTCGGTACACTTTATTCGGATCACAAATTTCTCAGATTTCGGAGGCTAACTAGGTATGTTCCGTTTTCAGATAACATGGAACACACCTTGATCCATACCTTGGACCTCCAACCGAAGAAATTGGTTCCTTACAGTCAGTACAGAGAATGAAAGCCCGAGTATAGATCCATCCTTTGGGTTGAATGATGTACTTACCATCTTTATCATACCCAAGAATTGGTCCTTCTAGCTTCATGCAATAACTTCCTTAATAACTAATGCCATATTCAGGACACCAAACATGGCATTCAGCACAGAAAGATAAACGAAGCCACTTCGGAATGTATATACCGAAACAAAGAAACTGGCTGAGGCCGCCAGAAAACACATAATAAAGGTCATTGTCATATATTACTCCGAAAGTTGTGGTACTTCAACCAACATAAAGATGCGATGATCTCTCCGCTCTTTCACAGGTTCCTTCTTATCTTGTGCTTTTACATAGTTCAGGAAGTTATTGGCTTCTGTGACAGTTCCATAATGGACTTCAGAACCATAGGCATAGCAACCTACAGAACCCGATTCACCTTCCCAGTAATGTCCCACAGCATAATTAAACTTCAGTTGGTGTTTCTTCTTGGCCATTGATAATCTCCAATACTTTATTGGCAAAGTGTTCTTTGCGGTAGCGGTCAGATGAAGTGAGGATATGATCCGCACACATGCGAACCACAGCCTCACCATAGGCTAGCAGTGCAGCCTCGTCCCAAGAATCTGGTGTGCCTTGAGCATACAGACCCTTATCATAGGCTAACTTGAGGAGTTTGTTTTGCATGATACACCTGTTGGACAATTTTGTCGTGTGCAACAATAACCATTAACGCCTGAGATACCACATACGGCACATCCTTGATCCAACATTTGAATGGGGCGAATTGAAGGCCATTGTGGCGTATTCGGTTGTGGTTGTGGTGATATCGGATCATTGATGGGCCGTGATGCCATCTTTTCAAGCAAACTCTTGAGGAACTTATTTTCATCCTCAAGCATTTTGTTTTTGATCTTGATTTCGTTTAATTTCTCAACGGCTCCTTGAATGGCCTCTTGCAACTCATTGAATTGGCTTCGGTCAACCTTAACCCAATTATTAATCATCGTCTTCCTCCACGTAACCTACGATATTACAGATATCTCCGATAAGATCGTAGGCATTTTCAATAACCCAATCACATTGACCAATTGTTTCTTCACAACTGATGCGTTGGTCCTTGATGAAATTGTAGCAGACTGTCCACAATGCTGCCATTTCTTTTACTGATGGTTCATCATTCATTTTTAAACTCGATTCGGGCACAGGTTTTGTCTTTGAACTTGCGGTATGCCAACTTCACGAAACCAGGTTCTTGTTCAGGTTCATCTTTGCGTGGTCGCTTTTCATACCATTCTTTGAACGCAACGATTCCGGTAGTAACCATGAGCGCAAACGATAATGTGAGGAAGATGACAGTCCATGGTTGAAATTCGACACCATCTTTAAACACCAATTCAAAAATGTTATACAGTGATGCACTAACCCAAAATGCCATAAGTGCAATGAAAAGGCCCAAGGCAAACATTGTCAATGCACCTTTCAATACCGCTCGTGTGTACTCACAGATATCCGTTTCTTCATCGGACCAAATACGGCGTTCACCATAATTTGCCAAACGGAAGTGCCAGGAGTCTGAGTTCAATGTAAATGCTTTCATAATATTCCTTAAAAGATATAGAAACCGATCAAAGCACCCAATGCAAAACATAAAGGTGCCATCAACGTGATTAGTATAACATAGCCAATATGGCTGTCAACTAATTCCAGAAATATGTTCATCGGCTCGTATTATGAATTAATACAACCAATACCATAATGATAATGAAGTTTATTGGCTTATCCAATAGACCAACATCGGACCAGGCCAAAGCCAAACCCAATAATCCAAACAGTGCAATATTAATTGTGAAATTATCCATTAAATTTTAACCACTGCACGTGGCTCCCGTAGTTCAGTCATAATAAGAAGTTCACCAGTTTTCCAGTGATTTTTAACACCCGTTTTGATGCGGATCATTTGTTTGGTGAAGTCGATGATTTCACCTTTACTCATTTGACGATCATGTGGTTTGATGAAGGCAACCTTGTCGCCAATATTCAAATCATTACCATCAAAGTCCTTGCGAGGATCAACCAGTTGGATATTACTCATGTTTACCTTTCGTTGTCTTTTGATAATTTTACTCTTCCAAAATAGTATGTCAAGCATCATTTGATTTTATCTGCGGTATCAGCCTCTGTTTTGTCTTCACGAATCTCCAATAGGATTGGCAAGAACAGAGACTCACCACCTTGGCGATTCGTGATGCGTGCATTGTACTTGATTGTAGCAATTTTGCCAACCAATTCAAATGGATTTTGTTTGCGTTGTTCATCACTGAAACCTGAACCAACATCAACCTTAATGATGTGATCACCTGATTCACATTGCAAGGCGCCAATCATTCCGGAATATTTACCAGTACCTGGCATAACGCCGACAATAAGCAGGTCACATTCCAATTCACCTTTGAATTTGATTTGATGCTTTGCACGTTTGTCTTCCCAAATACCAGATAGGTCTTTCAGAATGATGCCTTCTTGACCTTGGTCATGGTAGAATGTGAAGGTTGCATAGGCATCGGCCGCATTTTCAACCATTTGGTATTCGACCAGTTCAATCTTGTTAGGCATAGCCATTGCTTTGAGTTTATCAAATCTGGTTTTGTATGTGTCGGTTGATTTACCTTTGATGAAATCGGCATAATCAATTAGGTCCCAGATAGTGGCACAAACCATTGCGGCGTCAACAGAACCAATGGTGCCTTTCACCGCTTTGTTCAGAATACCATTGCCTGTTTGTCGGTCAAGAATCTTACCCTTGAGACTAACAACCAACTCACCATCAAACACCAGGTCTTTGCCTTTGGCCAGTTGAATGAACTCTTGCTCAAGGTTACCAAGTAGGTTAATCTCTTTACCGTTACGTGAACGGAACTCACATGAGTTACCACGGACAATGGCATTGAATCTCATACCATCCATCTTCAGTTGAGCCATTGCGGGATAGGTAATCTTGTTCAGTATACCCATATCTAATACAGATGCCAACATACATGGATATTCCATGACCAGGTTAGGCCACACCTTATTAGCCGTTGAGCCAGTGCAGCCAACACGAAGGTCTTTACCGATGATACGTACAATCACCAAGGCATCATCAGAATCAACAGCCTCCAGAATAGTATTGAGCCGTTCAATGGCTGCATTGCCTGTGACTACACGTTTGGATAAGTCCGATAGTGCAGGTAACATGGACTCCAGGGATGCCGCATGATCGGACAAATTTAGTGTATATTGGGGAATCTTCCGAATATAGAACTGTGTGAAAGGATCATAGGCCAAACGGAACACTTCTTTGAGTACATCATTGCCTTTGTTGTCTTCGAGGACTTGTTGCTTATAATTGCGTGATGGGTTGGAACCCATATCGTGCAAGATATCAATAATTTTCATTCTTCAACTCCGAAATGTTTCTTTACGTCCTTCACAGCCAAATCAGCAGGACGGGTTCTAAGTTCAACAAAGATATCGCAACATTCCTGCACAAGCAACTCGGCGAACTTTTGTTCAAACACATCATTACAATCATCCACACGGTTTTCTAGTGTAAGAGCATACATTCTAGCCTGTTCGGCAAGTTGTTTAATTCGTTCGTTCATCATTCAACTCCGAAATGTTCTTCAATCTCGTTTATAATCTCCTGGTACGGAGTAGCCCTGCGGCACATTTTCGCACCCATACCTGTTTGATCGTCATACACTTTATCTACAATGTCAATACATTCCCGAACAATCAACTCGGCAAGGATTTCATCATAGATACCACGTGTTTCGCTACATTTACGATCAGCCTCTGCCATTAATTCTCGAATTCGTTCACTCATTCTTCAACTCCGAAATGTCGTTTGATTATTGTACCACAATGTTTTGCAGTGGATTCAGCCAATCGAGCTTTTGCTGGTTTGAATGAATATGTATATGATCGACTTTCAATCTCACATAGACTGGCACATTCCTGAACAATCAACTCGGCGAACTTTTCGATATTGTATGTCGACGCTGAAGAATAAAATCCTTCCGCTGGAATTGTTGCACCAGTTGATTCTTCCCAAAGTTCTTTAATTCGTTCGTTCATTCTTCAACTCCGAAATGTTTCTTAAACTCTAATACACCGTCACGCAGACCTTCGTTATATGATAACTGGTGTGTTTCATTGCTCTTGAGATTTTTGAGCAACTTAGTTTCTGCCCGTGATGCACATTCCCTGACAATCAACTCGGTGAACTTTAGGTCCACAAGTTCTCTGTAATGTTCTATACCAAGACCATCATCAACGCTATCAACATAGTCTGTAGCCTGTTGTTTAAGTTGTTTAATTCGTTCGTTCATTTCTTTACTCCTGACAATTTTGCTAACTCTTTAAGTTCGGGATTTCTGAAATATATCCAACGCATTCTTAACCATTTTACGGATCTATAAATTCCTTCGATTATACACAAGAACGGAACAATTACAACACCTAAAGGAATGATCCAAAGATAGTGATAACCAAACTTATGGTCTTCTCCTTCAATCAGTGCCCATAGCAGAAAAAATACAGCAATTCCTAAAACCCAAATCATTCTTCAACTCCGAAATGTTCTCGAATCTCATAGCCCACTGCTTGGCAGGTGCTATGATATATCATTTGATTTGCTTCTGGCATAGTCGTTGGATCAATGTTGGGATGGATGCGTTTATTTTCCATAGAGAACTGAAACGCAATCTCAGCACACTCCCTAACAATCAACTCGGCGAACTTTTCTAACGATTTCTCGTATGGTCCTAGGAAAACACCATTGCAATTCCAATTGGGAACTTGTTTGGCAATTTCTCGAATTCTTTCGTTCATGTTACACCTTTTCAATCAATGAATACAGTGTAACATACCGAAACGATGTGTCAAGAGTTTATTGCTCTTTACCGTAAATTAACATCATCGCATCATACACACAATCATCCACTGGATTATGCTTCGTGATATGTAGTTTGTGGTCAAAACCTGGATATTCCACATCGCAATAGCCTGAGGTAGAACCGTACATAAAGTCCACAGCCGTGCGCACATCACGCCAACGATTGAAAAAGAAAATAGGTTTAAGTTCCAATTGTTCTTCAATAGAATCAAGAACCAATTGGTCAAGGTTGCCGCGTGCCCACACATAGTCCTTGTCATTCACTTCACGTTCTGCGGCCCAAGACCTCATAGCCTCATAGCCATCCTCAAAGATAACATCTTCCACTGATGGTCGGAATGATTTAAACTTCACATTATCACATTGCTTTGCCCACCATTCCATAGTTGATTTGGTTGTAGTCCGATGCAGGCGTTTGATTTGATCCTCTACATCAAATTTGGCAAAGAAGGCATCATCACGGAGTTGTTGCGGTGATGGTCGTTCAAGTGGGTTAAACGACACACACGCCATTGATAGGATAACCGCAGTTGAATCCTTACCAAGTGTCTCACAGTCAAACAGGAACATATTGTTCTCCAATAATATAATTAAAAATATATTGTATCAATTTATTGAAAATTGTCAAGATATTTTATAAATAGGTGTGGATCGCCAGACTCTCACCTCCGCATCCACTCTAACAGTTTATAAGGAACCGCCAGCATGATTATATATGAATCACAACAGGATTGGAATTTATTCCATACAAAAATGTCAGAACTATTTGGTATCGAATACCAATATAGTATTATACCAGAACTCACATTAGTACCTTCAGAAAATACATTTCTTCGTGGTAAATATGGTGTTGGTATACCAAAACCGGGTACTTCGGCCGCATTAATGGGTAACACTAGACGCCGAGGCAAAAAGTTCACAGAAGAACAATCCGCTAGATTGTCTGCCGCACGAATTGGTAATACCAATCGTTTGGGTACAACTCACACTGAGGATATTAAACGAATCATAAGTGAGAGAACCTCCGCTGCATTAAAAGGAAAGAAACAGAAAACGATTCAATGTCCACATTGCTCTAAGGTTGGCGGTGTGAGTAATATGACACGTTACCATTTTGAATTCTGTAAGGTTAGATAAAAAAGATAACACAAACCAAAGCCATAACCACAATCAATGCGATAGAATCGGCCAAATCTTCACCCGCACTATATTGGCTATGGCTTGTGAACATTTCTTCCCAAAATTTCTTCATTGTTTGTCCTTCATCTTTTGGTCATACTCCGAACCTTTAGGTGACCATGCAACAGTACAAAGCATTTCGGCACCCAACCCGTTTAAGAATTCATTCCAACACACAGGACAGATTGGGTTACCCGCTTCTGTTATTGGTGATTTGTTGTAATGATCATGCGGACCATATTTCATTTCATGT